AGACTGTGTTATAATGGCAATGCTAGTTATTTCCTAGAACCAATTGAAGCTACTTCAATTTATTTCATGGATATCATACAGTGGGCCGCCGAAGCTGTTTGGAAAGAAGGCAAACACTACAGTCTAGCCAATATAAAATATGAAAGACTGATTAAAGAAATGGAAACTATGATCATGTTCCACTACTTTAAGAATCAAGTCTACGAAACAGAATTTTGGCGGTTTGCCACAGAACGTGGAGTCAGAGGTATTAAAAAATCTCTAGCAGAAGATCCCATGTTCAGAGGAGTAGTGACAAGGATCGTTAATCCCAAATGGGAACATCCTGATATTTCAACAAAAATTCCTCCAGGATATGCTACATGGGCTGAACCATCATTCCATTTACATATGGAACAACTAGATGTTAGACAAGAATTAATTCAGCTATTAGAAGATACTAAAGATAACAATGCGGGTATGATGTAATGGTAACCTACAACTTTGCCAAAGTTGATTTGCGAGTTCGATTCTCGCTACCCGCTCCATATTATGACTTATAAAATTAAGCCGACTACAGATAATTTTAAGACTCATATGTTGTTTCCCACAGTGGTGGCAACTGTGGATAACACATCGATCCCAAGACAGGATCATGAGTTAGTATTAAATTCAGAGTATGTGGTTCAAAGTAAGTACGGCGCATTTCCTACTACCAAGAACAAACGCATATTAGACACCGTGCCATCTATAAAAGCATGGATACAACTTCAGTTGGACAAATATGCTAGAGATATCATGGGTTCGGAAAAATTACAGTTCACACAAAGTTGGGCAATTAAACACGAAAATATACCGCAAAGCATTTTCACACATTCGCATGCCAATTCAATTATCAGCGGCAGTTATTATATTGATGCTCCCACAGGCAGTGAAGCATTGACCTTTATCAAACCATCTTATGTTGGTGGCGGTCCAGTCGTTGAGTACGAAAAAGATTTCCAAAATAAACCTTGGCTATATGACGAAATTAAATTTGGTGCTAACACTGGCCGTCTTATTTTATTCCCCAGTAATCTACAACATGCCGTGATGGGGTATCAAACCATGCGTCAACGTAGATGTGTATTGGCATTTAACACTTGGTTTGCTGGACCGATTGGCACCGAAGAAGGATTGACAAGGTTAGAACTATGAAAAAGCGTATAGCAGTAATTGGCGTAGGCACTGCAGGTATTATTTCCCTGTGTGAATTGTTGCCCTATATGACAGACAATTGGGACGTATACAGCATATTTGATTCTAATAAGCCTATATTAGGAATTGGAGAAAGTACCAATCCTAATTTTATTATGACTCTACAGGATGCCACAAGGTTTCAATTCGCTGACTTAGATTTATTGGATGGTACACTAAAATTTGGAACTCGTTACAAGAGATGGCGAGAACACGATTTTGTAAATCCCTTATTTGGCGCAGGCTATGCTGTACATTTTAACAATTTTGAACTTAAAGAATTTGCTTTTGAAAGGTTCCATAAATTTTGGCCAAACAAGTTTAAAGAAATGCATGGCACAGTGTCTGAAATTATTCCTGGAAAAAAATCAGCACAGATTGTGATTGATGGTAGGACTGAAGAATTTGACTATGTCATTGACTGTATGGGCTTTCCCAATGACTATAAAGACTACAACATGTCCAATTGTAGCCCAGTTAACCACTGTATTGTATATTCTTTGCCCACTGGCAATTATGATCAGTATACTGACCATGTGGCCATGAACGCAGGTTGGATGTTTGGAATTCCCCTTCAGTCTAGACATACCTACGGATATTTGTTTAATGATGTTAAATCCAAACGAGAAGATGTTATAGAAGAAATGGGTGAGTATTTAAATACCAAATTAGATCCAGCTCAAATTAAAGAATATCAATTCCAATCTTATTATGCCAAAAAAGCCTATGAGGGTCGAGTATTAAAAAATGGCACCAAGGCGTTCTTTCTAGAACCACTGAGTGCTAGTTCGATATTTTTTTACATACAGAATGTTAAAACTTTTACTGACCATTTGGCCGCCCCTGATAAGTTTGATGAAAACTACGTCAACGAAATGTTTGAAATATATTCAGAAAATTTAGAAGATTTACTCAGCTTCTTTTATCATGGTGGATCCATATTGGACACAGAATTTTGGCGACATGCTAAGACATTGGGTCAGAACAGATTAAAGAAAAGTAGAATGTTAAGTCACGTGTCCAATGAACTAAAGAAGAATGGTGCCATAGGACTATTAAACGAAGGCCCAAAGTGGTTCTTCAATCCCATGTCGCTTCGATTAGTTGATGAAAATATGGGCTACAACTACTTTAAAGTTCCAAAATAATTAAACCTGACTGTTGTTTTTATGATACGGCCCTGCTCTCTACAACATAGTTGTACGGCGGGGCTTTCTTTTGATTGACAAATCAACTAGAATGTCATATAATATACATAACTAAGCAACTTTAGGCACACCGTAAGTTAAATATTGTACTTGACAAAGGCACAATTCTTAGTTATAATACACACATACTAACACTTTTAAGGATTTTTAAAATGGCAAAGGCAATGAAAAATACTAACATACTTGAATTTGATAATGAGGCAATTAAGGCTCGTGAACGTGAAGTAGCTCAAGAAACAGATGAGCAGATCATGGAACGTCTACGTGAACGTTTCCAGATTTTGGATGACATGACCAAGGCAGTCAAGCAGGGCAATGTCCGTGCTATGATTGTTAGCGGGCCTCCGGGTGTTGGTAAGAGTTACGGTGTCGAAACTGTGCTACAAAAGGCAGACTTGTTTAATACCTTGGCAGAGAAGAAGCCAAAGTTTGAAGTTGTTAAAGGTGCTATGAGTGCGATTGGCTTGTATGCCAAATTGTATGAATTCAGTGATGCGGGTAATGTTGTTGTGTTTGATGACTGCGATAGCATTTTGATGGAAGACCTTAGCCTTAATATTTTGAAAGGCGCACTGGATTCCAGCTCACGCCGCTTTATTAGCTGGAACACAGACAGCCGCATTTTGCGTAGCGAAGGCATTCCAGATCGTTTCGAGTTCAAGGGTGCGGCAATTTTTATTACCAACATTAAGTTTGAACACGTTCGCAGTAAAAAGTTACGTGACCACTTGGATGCTTTGGAATCACGTTGCCACTACATTGACCTTCAAATGGATACTACCCGTGAGAAGATCCTGCGTATTAAACAAATCATTACTGATGGTATGTTGGACCGTTATGATTTTGACAACATTGAAATTGTTAAAGATGAGCTTGTGGGATTTATTGAAGAAAACAAAGACAAATTGCGTGAGTTGAGTTTGCGTATGGTTCTTAAATTGGCAGACTTGCGTAAGAGTTTCCCCGCAAATTGGCAGTCAATGGCAAGAACGACATGTATGCGCCGTATCTAAAATGTGGGATTTACTAACCGGTCCCTCAATGATGAGATTGGTGGTTTACTCCACCATCTCATACATGTTAAGTACTTTAGGCATCATGTGGGATGATTCTAGATTTTGGTGCTTTATTGTTTTAATTTTTATATTAGAACACCTTGCCCATTCTCAAGGAAAACAGGATGCTACAACATTCATATTAAGTATGCATCGTGGTAAACTTCTTAAGTTAAAAGACTTCTTTGATCGTGTGGAAAAAGGGATCAGTAATGATCCTGAAGAACTTGTTCAAATTTTAAAAGAAAAGGATGGTAAAGATGAGTGATTTGCTTAAACCCAATTATGAGGGCTGTACCTATATTGGACCAGATCAAGATCCACAAATACATTGGCCAGTCAAATATTGCGGATGTAAAACAGTCTATGGCAAAGCCTACTGTCAAGAACATTTAGATAAAATGTATCAAAAAGGTACTGCCTTACGCAAACGCAAAAAAGATATTCGTCGAGCCGAAGCATTTTGGGATTTGGAAAGTGAATTCAATGCCGCAGTAGAAGAACTTATTAGTGAAGGCGAGCTGGTATTATAATGGATTGGCAGTTGGTCATTGTAATGATCATTGTTGGCCTAGCATCTTATTTTACTGTCAAAACACTTTGCTTTGGTAATAAAGGCAGTAAGTGCCAAGATTGTGCTGTACAATGTAGACCCGATTGTAAAACAAATTCTAAAACAATTATTTGGTTAAAGAAAGAGTAAAATGCCAAAGTGTTATCAATTAGTTGGTGTACCAGGATCTGGCAAAAGTACCTGGGTTTCAAATCAAGACTGGGCACCAGACTGTGCGTATATCAACACTGATACCTGGGTAGAACTGTACGCAAAAGAACAAGGTAAGACTTATTCAGAAGTGTTTGAAGAGTACATGCCCAAAGCCGTTAACATCATGACCGAACATGTTAAACTGGCCAGAGATGCCGGACAAGATATTATCTGGGATCAAACTAGCACAACTCTTGCTAGTCGAGCTCGTAAGTTTAATATGTTACCTGACTATGAACATATTGCTGTGGTGTTTGCCACTCCCGAACATAAAGAATTGATCCGTCGATTGTGGAGTCGCCCTGGAAAAGAAATTCCAGAACATGTTATTGCCAGTATGATAGCAGGCTGGGAAGAGCCCACGCTAGAGGAAGGTTTCAAAGAAATCTGGAGAGCAGTATGAACAACGAACTAGGATGGATTGCTGTACTATTTTTAATATTGTTTGGACAGCCTTTCTTAGCATTGATTTTGGCATTTTTAATCATTAGTTGTTGACTATTCTTTATTATTCATGTATAATAACATTACTTCAACCAACAGAGGATATATGAAAAAGACACTTTTAGCAGTAATGCTTGGTATTGCTTTGTGTGGCGCAGTTGATGCCAAACCTGGCCAAGGGGGCGGAGGTGGTCGCAGTTTTAGTGCGCCCAGTGCTCCGAGCAAAGGTAGTTTTAGTTCGCCTGGTCCTGTACACCCTACTGCGGCACCTAGTCCGAGCCCAGGTAAAGGTAGCTTCAGTGCTCCACAACAAACTACTACTCGAACCACTACCACAGTGAATCGTACTTATTCAAGTCGATACGTTAGCAGTGGCGGATATTACGGCGGCTGGGGTATGGGATATCATTATAACAATGGCTTGTTGACAGGTCTTATTATTGGTAATATGATGCATCCTTACGGTACTGTAATGTACACTGGCCCAGGCATGTACTACAATAACGCAGTGCTATATCCAAATGGACAAGTGGTTAATCAAAATGGATATTTGGTTGGAACCTATGCTAGTGGGCAGTTTAACCCTGTACAAAATGGTCCCATGGTAGCACAACCTGCTCCTGCTGATGCCGGTGCTCAACCAGTACAACAACCACAACAACCACAAGTTGTCTATGTTGAGAAGCCTGGCCCAAGTGCTGGTGAAATATTTGCTTACATAATGGGCGGCCTTGCTATCTTTGCGTTGTTAATTATTTTATTGGGGATTATTTAAAATGTATATTATGCTCAGTATTATTTTTATTCTAGTATTTTTAATTCTAATTGTGGCTATTACTCGGAGGGACCGCGACGTGATTGTATATGATGATTTTGATGACGAAGTTGAAACAACTACGGTAACAACTACAGTTACCACAACTCCAGCTAACATTGCTACAGTTGGGACAATCTATGCTTATCAAAAGCCTAGTAGCCCTATTTGGTATGTTGTCGATCCAGTGGATAATCAAGAAACTGAAGTCAATGCCAATGATGACTACTACCGAGATGCTGGTGGTAAAGTTTGGTCATTGATGTAAAAGGCAGCGAGAACTCCATCAACCTCAGTATGAGCCGCTAGGGTAGGCGCCTAACCCCTAGGGCAAGCAACAGTACAATCCTAGATGGTGACACCCTGGAACAGACAGGGCGTAGTTTTTTATAGAGGATAATTTTATGCCATGGATTCAAAATGTATCGTTGAGCGATATTAAAAAAGGGTTTCACTTTGATCAAGGCCCCAATGCCATGTTGATTCAAATTGTTGATTGTGGCATGGAATTCCCTAAGCCAGCACGTGACTTTAGAGAAGTTCATCAATTTGAATTCCTCGATGTTGAAGAAAACGATACAGTCCTTGACGAAGCAATGCGGTGTAGCCATGAACAAGCCGCAGAGTTAGTTCAATTACTACAACATGCTCTTGAAAAAAGAATGAATGTTGTTGTTCATTGTATCGCAGGTGTTTGCCGTAGTGGCGCAGTTTGCGAAATTGGTGTTATGTTGGGCTTTGACGACACTGAAGTATTTCGCAGTCCTAACCTTTTGGTCAAGCATCGCATGATGAAGGCGTTGGGTTGGACTTATGATGAGAACGAGCCTCACACTATCAACGGTGTGATGCTTGACTCTGGTTTAATTGTTCCTAAAAATTATGAAGGTGATATATGAAAATTCAATTTAGTAAAGAAACCATGCCTGATGAATTGTATAATGCGTTGTTAAAACATTTTGTACATGAAGCTGTAGGATTGGGTGTTGAAGTAAATAAATTTACTGAGTTTAATAACTGGGTAGTGGAATGTGAAGTAGATACGAAAGAATCAGTTCACTAGACTTTTTGTTAAATTAGTGTTTCAATAAACAAAGAAAGGCATTCAATGGCAGGAACCGCAAAATCAGTTTATCTTACGATAACTAAAAAAGGGTCTTACAAAACAGAATTTACCAAAGTATTCTTTGATGCTAAGGCATACAATGAATATGTAAAGACAGATGAATTCAAGGCCAAATGGCCAGTTGAAGAATATACAATCACAAAAGAAGTCTATTGACAAATTGATATTTTGGTTGTATAATTACTGTATGTTTAAAGTAATATACAATGAAGAATACAAAGAATTTGCTGATTTAAATTCAGCAATGGATCATGCCAAAACTATCAACGAATTCGTTACTATACAAGGTAACAATTTTGAAGTAGTTGGTCGCTTTGGTGTTGACAGTGTTTGTGACGGTGTATGCCCAGATGGTGTGGCATATGATTGGAATAAAAAAGACCGTATTGGTCGAGTTAAAAAAGAAAGGAGTGAACAATGCCTAGTGTATTTTTAGTTAGCGATACTCACTTTGGACACATGGGCGTATGTAAATTCACTCGCAACGATGGTGTCACAAAGTTAAGGCCGTGGGACAGTCCGGAGGAAATGGACGAAGCTATGGTCAAGGCTTGGAACGAACAATGAACAGAACTGAAATCAAAATCCTAATAGGCGGCACCATTATGCTTGGAGTTGGAATAATGTGGTTGGGCAATATATTAGGGAGACTTGGGCTGTGAACGATCAAGTATTAGGATACGCTCGAACAAGTAAAGATACTTGGAAACCTATCATTCAACCTCGCGGTGGCATTTACACAGCGGCATTTATCATTTGTCATGATTGTAAAGCGGCTATTAGTGGACACGGCGGCCCAAGTCATAACGCTCTTTGCCCCCAATGTTTTGACAACTTTAAGTTAACGAATTTTGTAGAAGGTAATCCTCCAGTATGAGAGTAGAATTCCGTCAAGGTGTGCCTGAAGGTTGTATTGAATGGTTGTACAAAAATGTTGGTAGAGGCAACATGACCAGCATTTATGACAGTCCTGAGTATGATTGGTTCTATGAGAGAGTATCAATACCAGTTCCAATAGGAGATGCCGAGCCCCATCATGTACCGACCATCACAGTTAAAGATCCCAAGTTGGCCACATGGTTTGCGTTGAGGTGGACATGACGCAGAAATTTACAATCGACAAACGCTACAATCACATCGGTATCGGTTTTAATTTTTCTGCAGAGGAATGGAATGCAATTTACAACTGGTGCAATAATAGACCCGAATACGAAACCTATGCGACCGGTATCGTATATCGGACCGAACGGGATTTAACAGTATTTTTGTTGAGGTGGAGTTCATGAGCAAAATGGAAATTAAAAAACTGTTAATTTGGCCGCGTGGGTCATATGTGGTATGTGGTCTCAATCTCAAAGAGAAACTTTGGTGGAGATTCATGCCTGGAGTTGTAGTCAATGTGCGTTGGCCAAAAGGACAAGTAAAAGTTGGTCCCAGTCATAGAGACGGATATTCTGGATATGGCCCTGAGTTTGAGTATTTTGATAGTGCCGACCCTAACGATCACTATCGTCCTTGGATGGAACAGCATGTGGGTCGTCAAGGTTGGGATTGGAACTGGGGTATGGCTGATAGAGATGCTACTGATAATCGCCTAACAATAAAGATTAGACAACGGCATGCCAAGTATGCTACAATAGCGGCAATACAATGGAGTTGAGGAATATTATTTCTTATTAAGATTTGTAACTTGAAATGATCGATTATTGTGCCCAATCGGGTCGATCATTTTACACCTTTCTCCGTGCCATCTATTGAAGTTGCCCATAGACACAGATGACCCGCAATTTGGACAAGAATATTTAGGTGGTGTGATTCCTTTGTTTGAAGGGGGTTTTCCTTTTCTGGCTCTAGATATTTTAGCACTTTTTTCTGCTGATCCTTTTTTCCCTGTATTAGCAATAGCAATATTTTTTTTATGATTTTCGGATTTGGGACGGCCCTTACCAGCCGCAGACATCTTCTGTCTAGATTCTTTGGTAAGTATATTAACCCTACGGAATATCTCAACACTGGATTCTGGGTTGTGATATTTGCCGTTTAGCAGTAATGGATTACCCCAATCTTGTCTGATTGCTATCTGCTCCTGTTGCCAACACTTGACAGAATCGGAATTTTCATATATAATAGTAGCAGTAAAAGCAGTTTTTCCGTATTTCTTTATGTCATTTTTAATTCTGTTAGATGATGTAAAATAAGTGATCCAGAGATCATCTTTAGGAACAATACCCAAAGTTTGATTTCTGTATCGATACCCGTGGTAAAATTCACCGGTAAGTTTGTTGGTTATTGTATAAACATAAGCGTCAATCATATTTGCCCTTTGTTTAGTTATTTATCATTTAGGAGATGTTTATGCCATCAGTTTTTCTTTATTCAGATCCCCATTTTGGGCATCAAGGAGTTTGTCGTTTTATGCGTAATGACGGTGTGACCAAGTTACGGCCGTGGGACACCGCTGAAGAAATGGACGAACATCTTGTTAAAGTCTATAACGAGCGTGTTAAGCCAAACGACAAAATATATTTTTTAGGTGACGTTGTTATCAACCGCAGAGCATTACCCACGTTAGCCCGGTTAAACGGCGACAAGGTGTTAATCCGAGGCAACCACGACATCTTCCGTGATGACGAATATAGACAGTACTTCCGTGAGTTACGTGCTTATCATGTTATGAACGGAATGATCTTAAGCCATATTCCGTTACACGAAGCAAGTTTAGGCCGTTTTGGTGTTAACATTCACGGACACTTACACGCAAACCGCGTTAAAAAGGCTCGTGGTGTAGATGCTAGAACTGGTGAAGTTTTATACAGCGATGAAAACGATGTTCGTTACCATTGCGTTTGCGTAGAACAAACTCCAGACTTTGCGCCAATCTTGTTTGAAGACGTTATCAAACGCATTCATGATGAAGGCGGCGAAACAGGGTTTAGGAACGGCAACGGACCTACCATGTGAGAATAGGACACTCAGGTGTCCTATTTTTTTGACTGAGCTTTTGGCAAAGCATAATTAACATATATGACAACATTACACATCTTATCAAACCCCTATGGTCCTGTTAACCTCAATAACAGAATGGATCCGTTTGCCATTAGCACATGGAAATTTATACACTACATGACCAAGAAAGGTTGGAAATGTATCCATTATAGTATCCCCGGAACTGAAGTTGACTGCGAGACAGTACAATGCTTAGATATCATAAATGAAAATCTTGAAGTAAATGTTGTTGTCTACAATGACCGTGCTGGTAAAGAAATTGCCGCTCGTAAACAACCAGGCGACATGGTAGTATGTATGTACGGCATTGCCAACAAAGGTGCCGCCGAAGCCAACAGCGATTTAAAAATTGTGGAACCTAGCATTGGTTATGCTACTCATACTATTTTTGCTGACTTTAGAGTGTTCACTAGTTACGCACACATGCACATGTTTTATGGTGAACGTGGTATGTTAATGAATCCCAGTTGGTGGGATGGTGTTATCTATAATGCCATTACTCCAGAAGAATTTGAATACACTGAAGACAAGGACGATTACTTCTTGTATTTTGGTCGTGTAATAGAAAGTAAAGGTGTTCACCTTGCTATACAGGCCACACAGGCCACTGGCAAAAAATTAATCATTGCTGGACCTGGAGATTTAACTGCTCTTGGCTACCCACCAGGTGAAGTGCCTGAGCATGTTACACTAGTAGGACTGTGCGATGCTGAACAGCGTCGACAATTAATGAGCAAGGCACAGGCTATCATTGGACCAACGTATTATGTTGAACCATTTGGTAACATGGTAGTAGAAGGGTTTATGAGTGGTACGCCTGCTATTACCACAGATTGGGGCGGGTTTACTGAAACTGTACAACATGGCTTTACAGGATTCCGTTGCCGTACATTTAGGGACATTGTATTTGCCATTAATAACATTGATAAAATCAATAAGAAGGCCTGTAGAGATTGGGCTATAAACAACTGTAGTGATCAAGCAGTACATGATAGATTTGACGAATACTTTAGAAACCTGGAAGATTTAAATTTTTATAAACCATGAAAACAAGCGTACTTATAATTGATGACTTTTATTCTAGTCCAGACACTGTGCGTAGCTATGCGTTACAACAACCGTTTGAGGTTAGGGGTAATTTTCCTGGAGCAAGAACCGCTCCGTATCTATCACACGATATTAAACATGCCATTAACCATATCATGTTATTTGCCGGCGGAGTAACCGACTGGTTAGAGGATAGTGGATATACCGGAGCGTTCCAAATAGCCACTGCTAACGATAGAACTTGGATACATACTGACTATAATAATATGTGGGCCGGTGTATGTTATCTAACACCCGATGCTCCGCATACTGGTGGCACAGGTTTGTTTAGACACAAGGCGTCAGGTGAATATGAAAAATCCACGCAGGATTATGAGGGCTATGATTATACCAAATGGGATTTATTTGATACCATAGGCAACAAGTATAACAGACTGGTAATCTATCGTGGTAATTTGTTCCATGCCAGTTTAGATTATTTTGGTGATAATCTACAAAATGGTAGATTGTTTCAAACCTTCTTTTTTAACACAGCACACTACGGATGAAAATCTGCCGAGTAATTTTTTCTACAAATCGGATTGAATATCTAACACGAACACTGAAATCCCAACTATATTTAAATTGGGAAGGGTGCGAAGTTGATAGCGTATTCATTGACGACTATCCCATGGGCAGAGACGATTTGTTCATCGACACACTGGTTCGTAAATATGGGTACAATCAAGTATATCTACATCAGGAAAATCTTGGGCTGAGTGTTACGTGGACTGAATTTTGGAATCTAATACGGGATAAAGACTACGACTACGTATGGCATCAAGAAGATGATGTAGAAATATTAGAACCTATTAAAATTCTAGATCTTGTTGCCCTATTACAACAAGATCCCGGCCTCAGTCAAATTGTGCTTAAACGTCAGAAATGGTATGGAAACGAATTAGAAACAGCCGCTCGTGACAATGACCGTATATTTCAAAATTATAGGTATGAGTTTGAAAAAGTTGATTTTAGTCCCATGGCTAGTTTATACAGTCTAGAACGTGTTAAATTCCCCTATAGCGCATTTTATAAAAAGAATTTCCCGCAAACCAATTGGGGGGACATCAACTTCAACGAGGGTATGGTAGGTAAGGCTCTGTTTATGGAATTGGGATTGAAAAGCGGACATTTGAAGAATTCAAATGGGCAAAACTTAATCAACCATATTGGTGAATATTTTACCGGAAAACGGGTCCTACCCGATGAGCCGCACTATTATGAGCAATTTGCCCGCTATGATCCGGCAAAAAAATACAATTCTAAGACAGGAGAAAATTGGGAATAGTTGTACAATTATAAATATACATAGTTAATAGGGGACAACATGTCTGCATCGATATCAAAATATGATTGGAGTGCGTGGGATAAAGAATCCATTATAGACATGGTCTATATGGTCAAAGATCTTGTTGTCAAACAACAAATAACTATAGCAGAATTTGATAAACGCATCACCAGACATATTAAAAAATACATGCCCATTCGTAGCCGAAAGAGTTACGAAGAAAAAATAGACCCAAATCAAGTATGGGTAGGCGGCATGTATCATACTGAATATGATATGAAGCGTAAAAAAAGTATTGAATTATTGATGTGTTATCGTAAAAACGATAAAACTATTGAAATTACCAATTATAGATTTAAAAGATTATGTAATAGGATTGCCGATGTTATATTACATGAAGTAATACACATGCGTCAGGCTCGTAAACGTAAATTTAAAGAACTTCCTGGTTATAAAAGTACCGCCGAATCTCGTCAACAGCGTGAACATCAAGAATATCTAGGCGATAACGATGAGATAGACGCACACGCATTTAACATGGCCTGTGAACTAAATGAAAAATTTAATGGCGATATGAAACGTATAGTTACATATTTTGATGAACCACAAAAGGGCAAACGTAGATATTATGATACATGGCGTTATTATCTAAAGGCATTTAATTGGGATAGCGATCATCGTGTGTGTAGGCGAATTAAAAAACGATGTATATACTATCTAAATCGTAGTCAAGTTTCTAAACCTTTTCAATCAAAAGACTGGATTTATCGTTGACATAATCCAAACACTATGTTAGTATAGTGTATGGCTACAACATTCACAATAGCAAAGAAAACTACTAAAACCATTAAACCTGGTGATAAAAATTTCCTTATCAAAGGAAATATTACTGTAACACCAAGAGCGGGATTTGAAATTTCAAATCAATGTCCGTATAATTACGCACAAATAATAGCAGATTGTATTGATAGAGGTTGGTTGAAACCTATTGCGAATGTAACAGAAAGAGAATATATTTTTATGGGATTAACTAATGAGTAACAGTTATGGAAGTTTAAATGTCGGGTCACTCAGCGCACTAACCACCGCACAAATTCAATCATTAACTTCACCACAATCGGTGACCATGCAGATGCCTGGTACATTGGGTGGGGCAACAATTTCATTTAATCATATTGATCAAAGAACTAATGTTGGTATTATTGGGTTGGGGTTTGTTGGCAATGCTATCAAAGAAGCAATGGATACCACTTGTAGTTTAAAACTAATTGACAGTGATTCAAAACGAAGCAAACATACATATCAAGATTTAGAAAATTGTGATGGTGTATTTGTCTGTGTTCCAACTCCACAAGATGATGATGGAACTTGTGATACCAGCATATTAGAAGATGTACTAGAAAAATTATCACGCATGAATTATCATGGTGTCATTATCAGTAAATGTACAGCACCACCAGATGTATATGAACAGTTAAATTTAAAATATCCTAATCTAGTCCATGCTCCAGAATTTTTAACTGCGGCTAATGCTGTAATGGACTATGCTCGAGGATCATTTGCCATTATTGGCGGGCGTGTTATGGCATATAAACGCGAAGCTGAACGACTGATCAGATTGGGACAACAAGATTTAAATCATGTGTCATATTGCTCAATTGGAGAAGCCAGTCTAGCCAAGTATGCTATTAACTGTTTTATGAGCACCAAGGTTATTTTTATGAACGAGCTGAAACAACTTGCCGATAAATGCGGTTTAGACTATGATAAGATTGCCAATATGATCAAGGCAGACAAACGTATTGGCAGTAGTCATATGATGGTTCCTGGACCAGATGGTCAATTGGGATTTGGTGGAGCTTGCTTTCCCAAAGACACAAGTGCCTTATTAAAGTTTGCCGAACAGCAAGGTGTTCCATTGAATGTTTTGGACGCCGCGGTAAAGAAAAATACTATACTACGCTTGACAGAACCTAAATAATAGTATACAATCATACTATTGGAGAATAAATTGACTGAATCAAGAATATATCAAGATATCTTAGTTGGCGCTGAAATGCAAGACGATGATAATAAAGAATACAAAGAAGCTAATCTAGCAGATGTTCTTCGTTTTAAAATGAAACGTGAAGGCAAACGCTTCTGGGCAGGCGATAATGTTTCGGAATATGTCACAGAAGAACATAAAGAGCAGTTGATTAAAGAAGCAACACAGGCTTTTGAACAAGTGCTGGACGCATTGCTTATTGATCGTGAGAACGATCCTAACAGCAAAGGTACAGCAAAACGGCTGGCTAAAATGTACTTTAATGAAGTAATGAGTGGACGATATGAACCAGCACCAGACGCAACAGCATTTCCAAATGACAGTGAAGATCGTTATGAGGGTATGCTTGTGGTTCGCAGTGAGTTGCGTAGTATGTGTAGTCATCATCACCAACCCGTTAGCGGTGTTGCCTACATTGGTATTATTGCCGCCAATAAGCTCATTGGTCTCAGCAAGTATACTCGCATTGCTCAGTGGTGTGCTCGTCGTGGTACACTACAAGAAGAACTATGTAATGACATTGCTCGAGAAATCAGCAAGGCCACTGACAGTGAACATGTGGCCGTTTATATTCAAGCCACACATGGATGCTGTGAGAATAGAGGAATTATGGCACATAGTAGTTTGACACAGACCACTGTGTTAAAAGGTTTCTTCAAGGAAGATGCTGGTGCTAAGAAAGAGTTTTTTGATAATATCAAACTTCAACAGGAATTTGCGCCAAGATGATATTAATGTTAATATTTTTTGTGATGGGAATTATGGTTGGAATCAACGTAGCAAAAAAACCACATTTAAAATATCCGCCCACTGACGAAGAACTTAAAAAACAGTTGGATGTGGCACAAAACCTTAATGTCAGTCTCAAACGTGATTTGAATGAAACCAAAGAAAAATTATGGAATTTAGAACAGGAGATTAAAAATGGCAAAAAAATTAACTAAACTAGCAAAAGTAAACGAATCGTTTACTATCAACCGTTACGATAATGGCTTTATGATTGAAGTTGGTGGTCGTGATGATGAAAATGATTGGAAGACCTGCAAGGTGCTTTGCTCTTCCGAAGAAGAACTGTTTGAAGTGATTAAGGAAGCACTTCAATTAGATGTAGATTATTAAAAGGTAAAAAATGAAAAAATCTAAGTTAAACATTCCAAGCCGTCCTCCGATGGCTAAACCCACTGCTCCTGCTACTGCAGCACAGGGTGCTGTACAACAAGGTGGACGACGCCCTAGCGTTATGGTAGCAGTTCCAGCAATGGAAATGGTTAATGCTGAGTTCGCACAGCATTTGGCCATGGCATGTGCTAATATGGTTGCCAATGGTATCAAAATTAATTGTGCTTTTAACATCGGATCAGTAATTACGATTGCGCGTCGTAATTTAGTTGATATATTTTTAAAATCTGATTTTGATTATATTTGGTGGGTTGATAGTGATATGAAATTTCCTATCGATGCTCCTATGCGAATGTTGGCCCGTAACAAAGAAATTGTCGGTGCTAACTATCGTCGTCGTCGTTTCCCTAATCCTAACTTCACAGGTATGATGGGAAAGAGTGGTCAGTTTACAGAATTCCAAACTACAGACAACAGTCCAGCAATGGAACTTATTGATGTATTGCCTCATGGCATGGTGTTGTGTAAGCGTGAAGTGTATGAAAAGATTCCTCAACCGCATTACCTACAAGAATTTGTTCCTGAACTTAATCTTGAAATTGGTGAGGATATTTTCTTTTGTCAACAAGCACAAAAAGCAGGATATGAAATTTGGTGCGATCAAGAATTGAGCAGAGAGGTAGCACATATTGGAATTTTCCATTTTAACTACAATCTATCAGTTCCAAAATAATAGAAAGGAACTTTCCCATGGTATTCGAAAGTATAGAAATTCGTAAGGTCAAAAATGGTGTTATTGTAACACTGAGGTCTGACGAAGATGAGGATCAAGAATATGTGTATGATCGTGATAGCAAGGCTATTAAGTTTGTAAAAGATCTTCTTGAAACTCAAGGTAAGGAAAAGGCTTCGGCCTAAAAATTATGAACGTTAAAACAAAATACAACCTAGGTGATATCGTTTGGATATACGGTATCAGCCGAACTAACAATCGACTTACCAAGGGAAAGATTATCCACAGCTTCACTTTGGAACATGCGGGATACAATGATGAACCGCATTATGTTGTTGCCATTCCAAATGAAATTGAAGCCTTGTTGGAAGTAAGAACTTGGCATAATATCAGTCAAGATGATCGAGGTCCGGTGGGCACTTTTAGAAAAGAAATTCCCAAAGAAGATGTTGATTCTGTGGATAAGAAATTATCACAGCTGGGGCTTACCATTGAAGAATTTGATAGATTTGAAGAACACATGGCTGAAGAGGATAACGAAATCAGCGCAGATGCTATCCATGCGGCTTTGGAAAAATCACAAAAGGACGTTGCCCATCCTCCGTTGTTTGCTAAGGAAACTAGGCCAAAGCGTAAGTATTACTCCAAGAGAAAAAATACTAATGCTAATTGATACAGCGGCATTTGACCGTTTAGACAAAGCAATTCGGACTTGGACAGAAAAATACACCGTGATCAAACCTACCCTACATCGAAGAGCTAATGGTCCTAATTATTGGTATAGACTACAGCTTGTTGATGTAGATTTAGTTGAGCATGATCAAGGACAATTAATGTATGGTACTAGCCGCAGTCTTGATTGGGCAGTTGAGTGGACCACTGAAAAATTAAAAAATTGGCCTAACTGTACTAGAAAATCTTGGGATATGTGGGATTTTAAATCTAAGAATGATGCTGAAAAGTTTATAACATTATTTCATTTATCGTGGCAGCAATAAGATATCAACAAACTGAACGACATGGGCAACTATATGTTGACGAAATTCATAAGGTTGTTGTACATCGTTTTTATTTGAGCGATGTAGAAGATCCAGACTTATATGCCGCACAACCGATGTGGGATTGGGAACAAAGTGAACAGGGTAAGTTTGTTATGGAACATGCCGTAGGTGAACCCGAATGGCACAGACAAATAAGTTACGAAACATTCGGTTATCGATATGCTATAATAGCAGAACTTGAATCAAAGAAGCTAAGTGAATTTTATCTAAGATGGGGTAATCCAAATGGAAGTGACAAGAGTCGGTGATAAATGTTTGGTTAAGCAAGAAAAAACCAATAAATCAGTTGAGGCAGAAGTTCTTCATTTTAATGAAAAACGAAACTTGACCGTGGTATTAAATAAATCAGTAAAAATGAACATGGTTTGGAATGGTAGGCAGTATGAAGGACGTATGTCTGGATTTGATTTTGTCACCGATGGACCAGTGGTATCAAAATCTACAACAAGTATGAGAGGATAATATGCCCAATGTTTTCAAAGATCAGTACAAGTTTATGAAGGCTTGTGATCAAAGTGTTGACAAGTTTCATGGTTCGCAGTATAATATGTATGTAACGTTAATTGACGAAGAACGCGAAGAACTTGAACAGGCCATTAACAATGGTGATCAAGTCGAACAACTAGATGCCTTAATCGATATACTAGTTGTCACAATCGGCGCTATTCATTCAGCAGGATTTGATGCTGAAGGTGCTTGGAAAGAAGTTATGCGATCTAATTTCAGTAAAGTAGGCGATGATGGAAAGGTCAGGAAAAGAGAGGACGGAAAAGTCCTTAAACCGATCGGTTACTCCCCTCCACAACTTTCAGAATATATTAAAACTTAAAGAGACAATAATATGAGAAGCAACTATTGGTCCTGTTCAAAACTAGCAGATTACATTCGCGGAACTCCTAAACTCGGTATGGGTACCAGTGAGGAATGGGATGAGTGGAATACTCGTGCTAAAATAAAACACAGCTTTCGCTACTGGTTGGCGGAAGATGCGTTAGATGCTATCCAAAATTTTATCAACTATCCCTTGGACAAATTAAATGATGTCAGATATTACATTAATAA